GAGATGAAAAAGACCGAAAAGCTGGCAGACCTCATCCGCTTTTGCAGCCGGGGTGAGATGCTGACGGAGTTTGACGGGGATTGCTTTTCACAGTTTGTGGAGCGGGTCGTGATACACGAAAGGAACACCGCAGCCTTTGAACTGAAATGCGGATTGATACTGAAAGAAAGGATACGATGAATATGGCAAACCACATCCCATATGGATACAGAATTGAAAACGGTGTGGCGGTCATTGACGAAGGGCAGGCTGAACAGGTGCGTACCCTGTTCAGTGGCTACCTTTCCGGGCTGGCATTGGTACCCGCCGCAGAAGCCGCAGGGCTTACCCTGTTCCACAGCGGTGCCAAAAGGATACTCCAGAACGAGCATTATCTGGGCGATGATTTTTATCCTGCGATTATTGACAGCGAGACCTTTTCCAAAGTCGCAGAAGAGCGGAATCGCCGTGCCGGAGCATTAGGCAGAACCCGGGAGCGGACAACACCGCCGCCTTGCGAAGCAGAGACCGCCTTTATTATAGGAAAGGTCACACACAGATACGATGACCCATTCAAGCAGGCCGCATACATTTACAGTCTGATAGAAAGTGAGGTACGGAATGGCTGAGAAAACGATCACCGTAATTCCGGCGAGAAAACGAGTCGGCAGCAGAAAGCAGGTCACGGAAGAAAAACCGAAACTGCGTGTGGCTGCGTACTGCCGTGTTTCCACTGACCGTGACGAACAGGAATCCAGTTATGAGGCACAGGTGGAGCATTACACAGAATTCATAGACAGAAATCCTGAGTGGCAGCTTGCCGGGATCTATGCCGATGACGGTATTTCGGGTACCAACACCAAGAAGCGTGAAGAGTTCAACCGCATGATTGAGGACTGCATGGCATCCAAAATCGACATGGTCATTACCAAGTCCATCAGCCGATTCGCCCGCAACACGCTGGACTGCTTGAAATACATTCGGCAGCTGAAGGAAAAGAACATTTCCGTGTACTTCGAGAAAGAAAATATCAATACGATGGACGCAAAGGGTGAAGTGCTTCTGACCATAATGGCATCTCTTGCACAGCAGGAATCCCAGTCCCTCTCCCAGAATGTAAAGCTAGGATTGCAGTTCCGTTACCAAGCCGGAAAGGTCCAGGTCAACCACAACCGCTTCCTCGGCTATACCAAGGATGATGAAGGCAATCTGGTCATCGTCCCGGAAGAAGCAGAAATCGTCCTGCGAATCTATCGAGAGTATCTGGAAGGTGCAAGCCTGTTTCAGATCGGACAGGGGTTGGAAGCGGACGGCATCAAGACCGCCGCTGGAAGTGATTACTGGCTGCAAAGTACACTGAAGAAGATCCTCACAAACGAGAAATACATCGGTGATGCACTCCTGCAGAAGACCTATACGGTGGATTTCCTCAATAAAAAGCGTGTTGCCAACAACGGCATCGTTCCGCAGTACTATGTCGAGAACAGTCACCCCGCCATTATTCCCCGTGAGAAGTTCATGAAGGTGCGTGAAGAAATGTACCGTAGGGCACACATGGAGTGCGGACCTGATCAGAAGCGCAGGATTTACAGCAGCCGATACGCTCTTTCGAGCATCGTGTATTGCGCCCACTGTAATGACATCTTCCGCAGAATCAACTGGAACAACCGTGGGTGCAAGTCCACAGTTTGGAGATGCCTCAGCCGGGTGGAAAAAGACCGCCCATCCTGCACTGCAAGAACCGTAAAGGAAGAACTTCTGCATGAGGTGGTTGTCCGGGCGGTAAACGAAGTCATCACGGGAAGTTCCTCCTTCATCCCCGCCCTGCAGGCAAGTTTTGAGAGATGCCTTGGAGACAGCAATAGTGCGGCCGTGGAAGGGATTGATGCCCACCTTCTGGAACTTCAGCAGGAACTCCTAAAACTGGCAAACGCAAAGCAGAACTACGAGACCCTTGCCGATGAAATCGATGAACTTCGAGCGGAAAAAGAAGAACTGCTTTTGCAGGAAGCAAACAAAGAAGGCATCCGCCAACGCATAGCAGATATGATGGCTTACCTACAGAGTGAGCCAGAAGAAGTCACCGAGTACAGCGAAGCTCTGGTCAGAAGGATGATTGAGAAGATCACGGTGTACGATGACCATTTTGTAGTGGAGTTCAAGTCCGGGATTGAGATTACGATAAACGAATAAGATGAAAATAACAGTGTGACGCTCAGGCTTTGGTCTGGGCGTTTTTGTCGTTCATAGAAAGTTATTAAATGGATACACCTTTAATCATTGACAAGGAATGTCGAAATCTGTATAATTTGGGCAGTAAGATTAAATGGATATCCGAAAAGGAGCAAGGCATGGCTGGAAAAGGTAGACCAACTGTAGATGATAAACGTGACAACCAGTATCGGGTTCGTCTCAATGATGAGGAAAACCAAATGCTTGCATATTGTAGTGAAAAGACTGGACAGCCAAAATCTCAGATTTTTCGAAGGGCGTTGGAGTCTTATTTTCAGACCGTTCAGCTGAATGAACTGGAAATGGAAACAGATGGAATCAGCATGAAGCGGGTCATAAAGTGTCCCCATTGTGGTGCCAGCAATGCTATTGACCTTGCTGATTATAGCACCGGAGATTATTCCTCCGAACGACAGATGGGTGCGGAAATCCAGCACTGTTTCG